CATAATTTCTTCAATAAGCGGAAAAGTAAAATATCCAAAATACGATTTGATCAAATGAACAAAATGAAGGACAAAATATCCTCCAAAAACACTCGAAAGGTAATACGGCATTAAATAAAATATCACTTCCATAATCAATTGTGTATGAAAATAAGCGATAATGGCATTGCCATATTGAGATCTCAAAATGCGATCAATGGTAAATGATAACCACCTACAAAAATCAACTTCAAATTCTTTGAAGAAGGAAACAACTTCTAAATAATATTCAAAACCAACTTGTGATTCCAATGGATCCTTAGATAAGGGTTTGCAATGTTCACACATATGTGGTGGCAATTTATGTTCACATAATTCCTTGTTTCTGAGATTTCGTTGTCCATCTACAAACTTCTTTTGACTTGCATAATATTCCGCCGAATAATCACGTAAGAATGCCAAAAGAGTGTGAATCTCAACCTGAACTAAGGGTTTACCTTGATACATAATAGGTTTGAAAACAATTTTCTTCTTGCGTCCTGACTTAGCTGAATCCTTGGTGTAATCCTTGGAGTAACTTGGTTCTTCAACAGTGAAAAGAGCATAATCAGGAAATGCATCCTCAGACATATGCCCAATCTTATTCCTATCAAGCATTTCAGTTCCTTCTTTCTTGTATTGATCCTTGACTTCTTGAGTAATGGTCAATTCAAAGCGCCTATTAATAGATAAAGGTTCATTTGATAATTGATTAGACAAGAGATCTTTGACATTGGTAGTTCCAGCAACAAAATCAGGTTCAATCATTACTTTTCCTTTCATTTCCGCATTTGGATTAAGTGCCGACATCGGCACATTATTCAAAAACATAATAATGGGAGTAGCAGGTGAACCAGTAGTACGATCTAAAGAAGTATTGCAAATGTCATCGAAGATAACACCACGATGATGTGTCATAAATTCCGATTGGAAAGCATCCTCCTGATTGAGCGTAATGGTGGCTCTAGGACTAGAATCTTTGCCATTGCACTCTAACACATAATACACAAGAG